ATTAGTGGAAAACATGAGAGACAATTTGTATTCGCCCTTATTGTTAGCAGATATTTGTAAAAAGAACAAAATCCATTATACCTATTTGGGTACTGGTTGTATATTTAAATTCGATGAGGACCACCCGTTTGGTAAAGAAGAATCTGGGTTTGACGAAACATCTCTCCCTAATTTTTTCGGGTCGTCCTATTCCATTGTAAAGGGATATACGGATCGTTTGATGCATTTATACAATGATTCTGTTTTGAATTTGAGAATTCGAATGCCTATTACAGGAGAGAAAAACGGTCGTAATTTCATTACCAAAATAACCACTTATCAAAAGGTTTGTTCGGTTCCTAACTCAATGACCGTATTGCCCGAATTATTACCGTTTGTCCTGGATATGATGCGTAATAAAACAACTGGCACCATGAATTTAACCAATCCGGGATTAATCAGTCACAATGAAATACTGGAAATGTACAAGGAAATCGTAGATCCAAATTTCACCTGGAATAATTTTTCTCAAGAAGAACAACGAAAAATATTAGCGGCCGACAGATCAAACAATTTCCTGGATACTACCCGGCTACAAACCATGTATCCATTTATTTTGAATATTAAAGAATCTGTTCGCAATTGTTTGATCAATTACAAGGACACTTTAGTTATGGGGGGATTTATTCAAGAACAACCCAAGATGAATTTGTTGATTACAGGTGGTTGCGGTTTTATTGGTAGTAATTTTATCAATTATTATTTCCCTAAAAATAAATTCAGGACAATGGTCAATATAGATGCCATGTACTATTGCGCGAGTGAAACAAATGTAGATGCCCGTATTCGTTTTCATAAAGACTATGTTTTAGTCAAAGGTAACTTGTGTGATTTTGACATGGTGAGAGAAACATTAGAGAAATATCAGATTACCCATGTGATCCATTTTGCTGCACAATCGCACGTACAGAATTCATTTGAGGATTCTATTAAATTTACACATGATAATATATTGGGAACCCATACATTACTTGAGGTGTGTCGAAGATATGGAAAAATAGAAAAATTTATTCATGTTTCAACAGATGAGGTTTATGGTGAATCTATGAATCATATTGAAGAAAAACACAAAACGGAACATTCTATTTTGTGCCCCACGAATCCCTATGCGGCTACAAAAGCCGGTGCGGAATTAATAGCACAGTCATATAATCATTCTTATAAGATGCCAATTATTATTACTAGAGGTAACAATGTGTATGGACCCAATCAATATCCTGAAAAATTAATACCACTCTTTATTAAACAATTAAAGGAAAATAAAAAGGTAACGATACAAGGATCGGGAAGTGCTGTTCGCGCCTTTTTACATGCGTATGATACCGCAAAGGCATTTGAATGTATATTGGAAAAAGGAGTTATTGGTGAAATATACAATATTGGTTGTGATGACAAGATGGAATTTTCGGTGATGGAAATATCCAAAATATTAATAAAACTTATAAAAAATACGGATAACTATAATGAATGGATAGAATACATCGAGGATAGACCCTTTAACGACCAAAGGTATTATATAAGTAATCAAAAGCTCAAGGATTTAGGATGGAATATAGAGGTCACTTTAATGAATGGTTTAAATGAATTAATTTTTTCAAATAATAAATAATTGTAGTATATATGCAAGAATTTATAAATTTCGATTGGTTAAGTTATTTAAATTACTACCATGAATTGCGAAAAAAAGGTATAAATACAAAGGTGAAGGCGTGGAATCATTGGTTGTTAATTGGTAAAAAAGAAGGATTCATCTTTTTTGAATTGATGGAACAAACAAACGAGTAAATTATATTTTCTAAAAATCTTTAAATATTCATTTATATTAGGATAGTAGATAGATGAATGAATATGTTAATTTTGATTGGATCAGTTATTTAAATTACTATGATAATTTAAGAAAAAGTGGTATAGATTCAAAAATAAAGGCGTGGAACCACTGGATAACAACTGGTAAAAAGGAAGGATATTTATTCTTTGATTCGAAAGAAATTAAAAATTTTGAATGGAAAGTATATGTAAGTAATTATCCAGATTTACATAAATATAAATTAGATACGTTTGAAAAAGCTTACGAACATTGGATTCATTATGGAAAAATAGAGGAAAGGACATCTTTATATTACAATACTTCAAAAATAAATTATTGGGGTATTGGAAAACTATTTTTTATCAATATGGCATGTCATTTTTTATCTTTAAAATATAACTTGAAATTTGAATATAAACATTATAATTTATTCAAAAAATTAGGGCTCACTTTTTTTATTGGTAATAATACTTATAATGAGAATATTTTACTAACAAATGATAATTTTTATGATTTAATAATTAATGAACATGTTCAATATAAAAATTTAATACTGAATTATGATCTAACTTGTCAAACAAAAATGTTTTGCCTTTATTTAAAAAAATTTTTTAAAGTGGAACAAAATAGGAATAAGATAATACAATCAAACATATTTAAACAAAGATATGTTCGTAATAATGATGTATTTGTTCATGTTAGATTAGGGGACGTTAGAAAAAACAAACACCATAATGTATTTGATTATTATGATGAAACTATAAAAAATATTAACTACAGTAAAGCATTTATATCAAGTGATGAAATAGATCATAGTATTTGTCAAGAATTGATACGTAAATATAAAATGATTGTAATTAATAATGATGAAATAGAAACAATCATGTTTGGTTCAACTTGTAAATATTTAATTTTATCTGGAGGTGCCTATTCATGGTTAATTGGATTTTTGGCTTTTTTTTCAAGTGATATATATTATCCATCCAATAAAAACACGTGGTATGGTGATATATTTGTTTTTAATAAATGGAATAGTATTAGTTTTTTTAATACAACAAAATATAATTTAAAAAAAAGTATTGCGGATGAACCCACAGATGAATGGTATGATTCACCATTTGATGATAATGATTATACGATTAAACATAGTGATGTCAAAAAAAAACTATTGTTGACTGTAAAATCAAACTAATATTGTAAAAATTATAGAAAAATTATAGAAAAATTATAGAAATATAATAAAAAGTAAAATATTATTATTTATTATATGAAAGGGAATTGTAATCATTGCGAAGATCACTATGATACTCATTCAGATGATGATCATAGTGATCATCACTGTTTTGAGGATTCAAATCTAATATTAGATGTAGCAGTATTATGCCAAGAATATTCCGCAGTAGAAATTACATGTAACAACAGTCATATTGTAAATTTAGACGAAATATCAATCAATGAAGAAACATTTAGAAACATTTTTTATCCATATGGCGATACTTTTGGAATAGACCCTAAGAAAAGTTGTGTAAAGGAATTTTTTTATTTAACATTTTTAGCGCCATACAGAAAGGTAAATGGAAAACCATTTTCCTTACTAGAAGAAGTCATTAAAAATACAGAGGAAGATTTGAATGTATCTAGAAATTGTTTCACCACTTGTTCCTTGATTGATTTAAGTAATGATTTATCAAAAATAAAAACCTTATGTGATATTAATTGTTCCAGTTTAGTTTGTTCTCTCACTTGGTCTAATATTATAAGCATGTTGAGAGATTATAGTTTAGTAAATAAACATCCCGTAAATATAAGACCGCTTTTTGTGGTGAATGTAATATTCAAAAGTCCGAATCCTTGTGTGAAACCAACGGTTGTCAAGTTCAATTACCGTGTTCATTCCATATGTTTGAAATAATCCGAATTTGTGAATCCAATCCAATATTTTATACTTATAGTAGTAATATATGTATAAAAATTACAAGTTAAAAAATATTGTTATATTAAGATAGTAGATAAATGTCATCGTCCAACAATATTGATTTAGATATTAATAGTTATAATTTTTTTGAATTGTTGAATATATATCAGTTATCAAATGACCATAATTATGAAAACATTACCAAGATTGAAAATAAATTAAAACTCATACAGGAACGTTTTTCCAGTGATATTTACGAATTTTACTTGAAGGGCGCAAAAATGATTCTCACGATTTATGCTCTTTTTGAGCAAAACTACATACCCAATATGACTGATGCGAAAAATATTAATCAATACATGGATAAAATAAAACAAATCAAAAATTATGAAAAATACAATTCAAATCAAATCATCGATGTTATTTTTGAAATGGATGTGAAGAAAAACAATACCTCACAAGAAGGGATTAGCGATTTGAATTCTGTTTTGAATACGACATCCCGATTAAATACACTTGATTCACTGGTTCATAACAAGACAAATATAGTATATAATTCCTTTACCAATAGCGTCGCTCCAGGAGATTTGAATTCAATTAAACGCATTACACAGCTGACGAATTTGAATTTAAACAGTTGTTTTCGCCATAATTATTACGCTAGTAATCCATGTGATTTTCAATATTTTATTCCAACCGAAATCAAAAATGTCCTGTCGATGCGGTTAGCTTCTATTGAAATACCGAATGCGTGGTATTTATTTTCAAACATGAAAAAGAACAATATATTTAAAATACATGTCTGTGTTTGTAATGAGGATTATACCTATGTGATACAAGTGCCAGACGGGAATTACGACAGTGATACATTACAGAATTATTTGAATACGACTTATTTTTATGAGGCTGAAAAAGATGATGCGTTGAAATATATTAAATTTTCAATCGATCCGTATAGTTTTAAATCCTTGTTTGAATTGACGCATAATCATCCGTCCGGGTTCAAATATACGATTGAATTTGTAGAAAATATTAATCAAAATATAATGAATAGTATGGGTTGGACACTTGGTTTCCGATTGGCAAAGTATGAAAATATCACTGGTAAAATTCAATCGGAGGGGCTTTTTGATGCTGGAGGTGATCGTTATATTTACATGTCGATCACGGATTATCAGTATAATAACAACATGTCAAATATTGTGGGTTTTGATAAGAGTATGCTGAATGAAGATATTATAGCAAAAATTCCGATTGTAAATGGAAAATTATCGATGGTCATTGATGAAACCCAAAATCCTTTGGCGAAAAGTAGAAAATACAATGGACCGGTGAATTTAGCCCGACTCCATATTAAAATCTTGGACAAGTTTGGAAAGGTAATTGATTTTAATAATATGGATTATAGTTTTACATTAGAATTGGAGGTTTTATATGAAAGTTTTAATTTCAAAAATGTAACTGGATAGTTGATTGAAGAGAGAAAAAAATATTATATACGAATATATACAAATATTATATAAATATATAATAAATGAGTCAATTTATTGGTGGTAAAACATATAATAATAGTGAAATATATATTCCAACAGATAATATTTGTTTAAATAATTATCCTATATTACCAATCGCAACATTATATAATTATTTTGAAAAAAAATCGGGACCATGTTGTGAAAAAGAACAGGCCTTACAATATTGTAATAAAAATCATATCGTTTTAAATGTAATTAGTTTAGAAGAAAAAGATTTTTTTAATCTTTTTTACCAAAATGGATCAAGGTATTTTTGTGTAAATAAGGCGCTCATTACAAATAATAATATTGTTTTTTCAGAACAAAGTTATGTGTCAAATGATTCAAATATTCATCATTTTTCATTATATAATGAAATTTTGAAATGTTTTGAAGAAAATTACAATATAAGTGTGAATAATATTAATCCGAGTTCATTAATTTCTTTACAAAAAGAGGTATATAAAACTCAATCGCTGGCGTCAATATGTGGCACACAAATTGGTTTAAGTTGGGATCAAGCAATAAATACGTTGATTTCAACTGGACAAATTGAATATTCTTCCAGAAATAACTGCGCGCCCGTTATCTTTCAAATAAATTTTAGGTTCTATTCATGCGTAATGAATACTTATTTGAATGTTACCTTTCAATATAAAGTTTATATTAGTGGTTATTCTTTGAAAAACAAATGTATTTATTCTCCAAGTTGTGATAGCGATTCATCCACTAGTTGTGAATCATCATCTAGTTCTTGCGATTCGTCTAGTACATGCGATTCGTCTAGTACATGCGATGATTCTTCTAGCACTTGTTGCTCGTCATCATCATCAAATAATTGTAGTAGTTCATCATCATCTACTTCATCAACCTCATCATGTAAAACATCAAGTTCTTCTTCGGGATCCAGTTCAAGTTCAAATTGTAGTTCGGATATTTCTTGTTAAAATTAAAAATATTTTGTTAATATATATGTCTCATAAAAAATTTTTTTCAACCAATAATGAAAATTCTTATAATGACTATTTAAAAGTAAAAAAGGGTAAAGAAATGATTAAAAAATCAATATCAGAAAATAAATATAACCTGAATACATTTATAAATTATGAAACATTTTTAATATTAACAAAGACATTTTATGAAAATTTGAATAATAAATATAAAATAGCACCTCCTAGATCTATCAATGATTCAAATACGAGTTTTTTAAATTACAAATCAATACTAACACATTTACACAATGATGATTGTGAACATTGTAAAAAATGCCCAATAGAGGAAATTGTAAATTGTAAATATGTTTCCAATATATTATATCCATATGGGGAATCAATTATTAAAAATGATCCTTTAGAAAAGATTTATTATCCACATAATATTAATTTAAATTTATATTGTAAAAAATGTCCACCATGTATAGAACATTGTGAAACAAAACACTATAAAAAATGTGATACTTATGATGATTGTTGCGATGAATCATGGAAACCTAGCGACAATTGTAATCCTTGTAATCCTTGTAATACTTGTAACTCTTATAATCCTTGTAATTCTTATAATCCTTGTAATCCTTGTAATCCTTGTAATTCTTATAATCCTTGTAACTCTTATAATCCTTGTAATAATGGGTGTGGAAAAACCAAACCACTTTTTTTCAAAGAAAAACAGGTTTGTAAGTGTTGTCCAAAATCCAAATGTGTAAAATGTCATCATTCATAATATTTGACGTTGAATAGAATTTGAATAAAATATACATGTTATAATATATAACTATTATAAGATGAATCATAAATGTATAACTGCTAGTTTGACAGGAAAAAATTTATTGAATCCGGCAAATATTTCAGGAAAATCGCTTTGTAACTCAGAATATATTCCATCAGACGTTGTCAAGATTAAAATTTATATTATGAACAATATAATTATACCACTTGTATCAAAACAATGGAAAACATTACAAGAAAATCTCTTTTGTTTGGACAATATCAAAAAAAAACTGGACACCTATTACAATTGTTACAAAATAGAAGACATGAAAATATACAAAGAACTTATTCATGCTTTTGAGGCGATTTTATTAGAACATCAACAATTGGAAGAATTGGAAAAAACCATTTATGGTGGAGATTCCAAAGATGTTACTACTATGATTTACCGCACCGCCATGATTCGGTTGAAACCAGAATACGAAATTTATGATATTCTTTATGGAAGACCCCAGCGAAGTGAAAACCAGGAATATAATGTAGTCATTGTGGAGTATATTGAGCGTTTATTAAAAATAGAAGGAATCACATTTCATAAAATAAAGGAATATGTGCTCGCCAAATACCCAGTCATTTGATTTTAAGACCTGTTTTTGCGGGTCTTGTTTTTGTTTTCTCTCTTTGACTTGTTTATAAAAGAGTAAATTTCATTTTTTTGATTACAAATATCATCCGCAACAGGTTGAAAGTAACTACGAAATTCAGATCTCATTTTAGGAATGTCATCAACGCATACCCATTTGATTTCCGCCTTTTCAAAAATTCTCGAGTTTTTTATAAAATTATCCTCCAATTTTTTCTGTAAAAAGCGCTGATTGTTGTTGTAATAAAAGGGGAGTTTTTCATCATAATCAAGAGGAAATATGTGAATTCTATATTTACCTGAATCGAAATGAACATTGTAGGTGCCGTGTTTTTTCAACAATTTATCCAAATCTTTTTCACTGCCTAAAAATCCCGTTAATTCCTCGGTGCCTTCACGAAGCGCATTCTTCATGAATGACTCACCTTTTTCTTTACCACCACCAAAATCGCACCATCCTGGTGTTTTATCAAAACGATTTTCCTTTCCAAATAAAAAATGTAATTTATTTTTATGTATACATGTTGGTAATATACCCGACCCTCCCATAATTTAATACAATATTATTTAATTAAGATTTTTTTTAAATATATGTTAAATATATGAGACATAGAACCACCAAACATAAAAGAAGCACAAAACATAAATATGATAGATTAAAAAAAAAGAATAAAAAATCAAAGAATCGAACCCGAAAAGTACATCTTCTTAAAAGCACCACGCCCAAAAATATACAATATCTAAGTAGTTTGATTTCAGATGAAATCGATAATAAAGCAAGAGGAGTATTTAAACATTCATCATATATACCAACGATTAATGAAGAATTGGTTTCTTTAAAGTCCATGACGAGAGAAAACATTATGGGATGTAATAATGACCGCGCCTTTGAATTACTTGAACCGCTCCAAATTGAAATTCCTGGATATGATAGTTGCGTTCCTTATTATGACGAAAGCGCAAAAAAATTATTGTTACATAATTTATCGGCAAATAAACACATTGATGTCTCTAAGATAATTACCCCTAAACAAAATTTATCAAATTGTTGGTTTAACACAATGTTTGTCACATTTTTTATAAGTGATAAGGGGCGCAAATTTTTCCATTATTTTAGACAACTCATGATACTTGGCGAATTGTCAAATGGAAAAAAAATACCGCGCAATTTAGCAGACGCATTTGCCTTGTTGAATTTTGCGATTGAATCGTGTCTTACTGGTTCAGAGTATGCGTATGATTTAGACAACAATAGCATTATTGAAAAAATATACAAATCTATTCCAATACATGGATACAACACCAAAGGATTTGACAATCTTTATAATGTGAATGACAGTGGAAACCCCGTTCATTATTATTCAAGTATTATTCATTATTTACAAGATACATCGATTGATTTATTATTTATAAATACTTATAACAATACAGATTGGAAAAACACTGTGAATAACCGTATCAAACAAATGGGTTATTATCCGCATATCATTGTGATTGAAATAAATGATGAACTGAAACAGAGACCCGGTAATTCGGGTATTATTATGGACAAGGAAAAAGAATTCACTATTCGTGATAATAAATATGTTCTCGACAGTTGTGCTGTTCGAGACAAATCACAAAAACATTTTTGCGGGTTAATTACATGCGAAGGAAAACAATATAGTTATGACGGTCTAAGTTATCATCGTTTGGTTCCTCTAGATTGGAAACAACATATCAATTCCTCATTTACTTGGACATTTGAAGGAAGTTACGATAGTTATGATGAGAAATTGCTTGAATGGTCTTTTTTACATGGATATCAAATGTTGATTTATTATTTGTCATAAAACATGTATTTTTACACATGTTTTATGTTATGCGACATCTTTTGCGTTGTCTTCTTTTTTGGCTAATAATTTACCAACTATTTTTTTATCCGCATATAAATACATATAATAGGCGATGAGTCCGCCAATAATTCCACCAACAATCACTTGTGTTATATAATGATTCTGATATTTTACTCTTTGTATTAATGTGAGTAATGAAATAAATAAATATAAAAGGGTAATGTTGGTATTTTTGAATACTAGATAAATAAAAATGGTTGAATAAAATACATGTTGGGCATGACCTGACGGCATACCATATATATCTGATGAAAAAATACGTTTATGATT